AGGAACTATAGACTTAATAACTTAAGATTTGTAACTAGATCAGAAAATTCTAAAGGTGCGAGAGCGAGAAGTAAAAAAGAAATTTTTCAAGTCGGACTTTTAAAAGGGTTGTTTTAATGAAGTATTCTAAAGATGTTGGTATCAACTGGCATTTGAGGTTTAGACAAAAAATAGACAGGCTAACAAAAGAAGTTGAGGTATTACAAGCAAGACTAAATATAGCACATAGGAAACTAAAAAAATATGAAAACAATAATACTAGGACCACCAGGTACAGGAAAAACAACAACGTTATTAAATTTAGTAGATGAATTTATACAACAAGGTGTTCGACCTAAACAGATAGGATACTTTTCTTTTACTAGAAAAGCAGCCACTGAAGCAGCAACGAGAGCTGCAGATAAATTTGGATTAGACATGGAAAACGATTTAGATAACTTTAGAACCCTACATTCCTACGCTTTTGGTCAACTTGGAATGACAAAAGAAAAGATGATGAAGCCAGAAGATTACAAAGAGTTTGGTAAAAAATGTGGCATTCCAATTAAAACAGCATCATATTCTGCAGATGATGGCACGTTTAATTCTGATAATGAATACCTTACAATAATAAATACAGCTGCAGTTAAAAGAATGGATCTATTAGAATACTATGATTCTCGTCAAAACATATTAGATATTGAACGCAATACTTTATATCTTTTATCTGAAGAATTAAAGAGGTTTAAAAAAGAAAAAGGACTAAAAGATTTTAATGATTTGTTAGAAGATTTTATTGACAAAGATATTAATAACTCATTTGAAGTTTTATTCATAGATGAAGCACAAGACTTATCCCTCATACAATGGGACATGGTTAGAAAGCTTTGGTCAAATGCTAAAAAAACTTATATTGCAGGTGACGATGACCAAGCAATATTTAAATGGGCAGGTGCAGATGTAGATCATTTCATTGCACTCAAAGAAGAAGTGGACGACATAAAAACTTTAGAGCAATCCTATCGTATACCTGGTGGACCTATACACGAACTATCACAACATATAATAAGTAAAGTACAAAACAGATTTGATAAACAATATAAACCAAGAGATGATGAAGGAATTCTTCGTAGATACTCTGACATTACACAAGTAGATATGTCAAAAGGTAATTGGTTAGTGTTATCATCAGCTAATTATTTTTTAGATGACGCAAAAGATTTATGTGAACTTCAAGGTTGGTATTATCAATACAAAGGTAGAAACTCTATATCACTAAAATTATTATTAGCATTAAACAATTGGGAATCTTGGAGAAAAGGAGAGATGTTAAATCATTTAGAAATAAAAAACATCTACGAATATTTAGGAGCCAATGTATTAGAAGGATTTAGAAAAGGTAAAACATTACACTCTGAAGAAAAATATACATTAGAAGATTGTAAATCTAAACACGGATTAATAACCGATAAAGTATGGTTCGAATCTTTTGAAGGATTAGATACCATAACTGAAAACTACATTCGTAACATGAGGGCGAATGGAGAAACACTAAACAAAAACCCTCGTATAATAATGTCAACCATACACGGAGCGAAAGGAGGAGAAGCCGATAAAGTATTACTGATGCAAGACTTAACCAATGCAGCTCTTGAAACATTTAGTCACGACCCAGATGAATTACATAGATTATTTTATACTGGAGCGACGAGAGCGAAGCGTGAATTACATGTCTTGGATCCAAAGAACTTTGATCGTGCTTATATATTATGACAAACAAAGATATGTTTAAAGGAACAACTTATAATTCTTTAGAAGAACAGGTCGGTGGAAAACACTATCGAAATATGAAGATTCAACCTGCAGAGTTTATAAACGAAAACAAGTTGCTTTTTGCAGAAGGGAACGCTATAAAATATATTTGTAGACATTCAGTGAAGGGAAAAGAAGAAGACGTGAGAAAAGCAATACACTATTTAGAAATGATATTGGAGAGGGATTACTCGTGAGAAGCACACAAATCCCTTTGTTCACACCAGAAACCGAATGGGTTATGCCCGAAGAACTAAAAGATCTTAAAGGCTATAAAGAAATAGCAATTGACCTAGAAACAAATGATCCAAAACTTATAGAGTTAGGATCTGGTAATGTTACCGGTAATGGACACATAGCTGGAATTGCAATAGCAGTTGAGGGTTGGGCAGGATATTTTCCTATCTATCATGAATCTGGTGGTAACTTGGATAAGAAATTAGTTTATTCTTGGTTACAAGAAATTTTTAATCAAACAGATACTACCTTTATATTTCATAATGCTATGTATGATGTGTGTTGGTTAAGAACAGAAGGTCTTATTGTCAAAGGAAAAATTGTAGACACCATGATAGCAGCGTCTTTAATTGATGAGAATAGATTATCTTATCAATTAAATACATTGTCTAGACATTATATTGGTATGGGTAAAGATGAAAATATCTTAAATGCAGCTGCAAAAGAATATGGATTAGATCCAAAAAAAGATATGTGGAGATTACCTGCTTTATTTGTAGGTCAATACGCAGAGAGAGACGCAGAGGCAACACTTAAACTTTGGAAAAAATTAGAAACAGAACTGTATAAAGAAGAATTATGGGATGTATTTAATTTAGAAACAAAACTATTTCCTTGTTTAGTTGATATGAGATTCAAAGGTGTAAGAGTTGACCTTGAAAAAGCTGATAAAATTAAAAAAAATCTTATGCAACGAGAGGCTAAAATTGTCAGTAAAATCAAGGATTTAACAGGAGTTGATGTAGAAATACACGCAGCTAGATCTATCGCAAAAGCTTTTGATAAATTAAAATTGCCATATGACAGGACAGAAAAAAGTAATGAACCTAGCTTTACTAAAAATTTTTTACAAAATCATCCACATGAATTACCAAAACTAATTGCAGACGCAAGAGAAATAAACAAAGCACACACAACATTTATTGATTCCATAACTAAACACGCAGTTGATGGTAGAATACATGCAGATATAAATCAAATTAGATCAGACAATGGTGGAACGGTAACAGGAAGATTTAGTATGTCTAATCCAAACCTACAACAAATTCCTGCAAGACATCCAGAACTTGGACCTTTGATTAGATCTATATTTATTCCAGAAAAAAAACATACTTGGGGATCATTTGACTATTCACAACAAGAACCTAGAATATTAGTTCACTATGCAAAGTTACAAAATCTAGAGGGTGTTGATGAAATTGTAGATGCATACAAAGCCGGTGATGCAGACTTTCACCAAGTTGTTGCAGACATGGCAGGTATTGAACGTAAGCAAGCAAAAACAATTAATCTTGGTTTGATGTATGGAATGGGTAAAAATAAATTGATGGCAGAACTAGGTTTGATGAAAGATTCTGCAGAAAAACTAATTAAACAATATCATAGTAAAGCACCTTTCGTTAAACAACTTATGGAAAATGTTTCTCGTAAAGCAAACGATAGAGGAAAGATAAGAACTTTATTAGGTCGTGCGTGTCATTTTGATCTTTGGCAGCCTGTTCAATTTGGTGTATTTAAACCATTACCGTTAGAGCAAGCAAGAAAAGAATATGATGAACCTTTAAAGCGTGCTTTTACGTACAAAGCTTTGAATAAATTAATACAAGGATCTGCAGCTGATATGACTAAAAAAAGTATGGTAGCACTCTATGAAAATGGTATAATACCACACATACAAATTCACGATGAAGTGGATATATCTGTTGAATCACCAACTAAAGCAGAAGAAATTATAGAAATAATGGAAGCTGCAGTTGAACTACAGGTGCCAAACAAAGTGGATTTTGAACAGGGAGATAATTGGGGCGATATTAAATAATGGCATTATTGAACGCAGATATCCCACCCATTTATTGTAAAGTACGGAAGGAGTATCTTTATGACTTTAAAAAACATCATGGAGAAAGTGAAGAATGTGTTGTCTTCGGTCTCACATCTATGGCAGGGGCCGCAACATTATTTCACATCATGTTACCGAACGGTGCGGTCTTTTTTAGACTGCCTATCTCAGCGTTTTTCCAAAAACATCTTGATAGAAAACAAGTGCCTGATATGCAGGTCGACACGCTTCAATTGTGGAATAGCTTCAGCTATTATCCTAGCGTGCATATG